AAACGAGAGGTAGATTCTTAAATACTGTGAATCCTTATTTAGAAGGAATACAACAAAGACAAGGATTGTATGCATTTAGAGTGGTGATGGATGAGAGTAATAACACACCAGATGTAATTGACAGAAATATATTGGCTGGACAGATTTTCTTACAACCAACAAAAACTGCTGAATTCATCGTGTTAGACTTCAACATCTTACCGACAGGGGCATCATTCTCGGCATAATTAATTAAAAATAAAAAAGAACTATATTTATAGTAGAATATAATTAGGAGAAAACAAAATGGCAGAAGTATTAGAATTTAACGATATGTTTTATACCAACTTCGAACCGAAGATGAAGAATAGATTCATCATGGAAATCGATGGTATCCCTTCATATCTTATAAAAACAGCAAACAGACCTTCAATTCAATTTGAAACTGTTACACTAGACCACATTAACGTTAAAAGAAAACTTAAAGGAAAAGGTGAATGGCAAGATGTAGAGATTACTCTATATGACCCTATCGTTCCTTCAGGAGCTCAAGCAGTAATGGAATGGGTAAGATTATCACATGAATCTTTAACAGGTAGAGATGGATATGCAGATTTCTATAAGAAAGATATCCAATGTTATATGTTAGGACCAGTTGGTGATAAAATTGAACTATGGACTATGAAAGGTGCATTTATCAACAATGCAGTGTTTAATGATTTAGATTGGTCAAATGCCTCTGACCCTGCTGAAATTACTTTAACACTATCTTATGATTACGCAGTTTTAGAATTCTAATACATATTCAACATATTTATAAAGGAAAAAGTTCTCTTAGTGAGAACTTTTTTTGTGCTTAATTTTTAAATTTCTAAATATTATATATTTATATACAAATAAATAAACTAACGTTATGGCAAAATTTGATTTCCCTACTGAAATAGTAGATTTACCTTCAGGTGGTAAAATGTACACCGAAGGACACCCGTTATCAAAGGGTACTGTTGAGATAAAGTATATGACCGCTAAAGAAGAGGATATACTTGCTTCACAAAATTTGATAAGGAAGGGGGTGGTTCTCGATAAACTCTTTGAATCTGTTGTAGTAGAAGAAGGTTTGGATATTGGTGATATATTCATTGGTGATAAAAATGCAATCCTTTTAGCAACTCGTATCTTAGGATATGGACCAGAATACAAAGCAGAAATAATAGACCCTTCTAGTGGAGAACCACAAGAAGTACAAATAGACCTTTCTAAAATACAAATTAAAGAAGTAGATAGTTCTAAATTAAATGGTGATAATAGATATGACTTTGAATTACCAATTTCAAAGAAAAAGATTGTATTTAAATTATTAACTCATAAAGATGAGGGAGATATAAATGCAGAGATACAGGCAATACAAAGACTTCAGAAAAAAGGAAGTGAACCTGTTTCACAAGAAGTATCAACAAGATTAAGATATATGATTCAAGAGGTTGATGGTAATACCGATAGAGGTTTTATCAACAATTGGGTTAAAAACAATCTTTTAGCTCGTGATTCGAGAGCTTTGAGAAACTATGTAAGAGACATCTCACCTGATTTGGATTTGACATTCCAATTCACCTCTGACATAACAGGAGAAGAGGAGGCCCTAGATATCCCCTTTGGGGTTGGGTTTTTTTACCCTTCCGAGTAACTACTCGATACAACTACATAACCAAATTTGGGAAATGGTTAACTATGGTAATGGATTTACTTGGTCAGAAGTATATTCGATGCCAATTCATTGGAGAAACTTCTACTTTAAGAAATTAGTAGATGCCAAGAAAAAAGAAAAAAAGGAACACGATAAGGCCACTAAACAAGGTGGTGCTAAAGGACCAAATGTAAGAGTGAGGAAATAATTCCTCACTTTTTTTTTACCCTATATTTATATTAGTATAAAACTATATAGGAGAAACTCATATGGCAAAAGAATTAAAAGAAGGATTATTTTCGGCTACGAAGAAATTCACAGATGCATTTTTTGATGGATTAAAATCAAATGCAACTAATAGTGCACTTAAGGCTGCAAAGAAAAACAAAAAAGTACCATCTCAACTTGTAAGAAAAATGACCGAGTTGGAGAAGTTATCAAAAGAATTAAAAGCAGATTTAGAAAAATACTCATAGGATATCAAATAAATGGCTGCATCAGACGAAATAAGAAAATTAAAGGAAACCACAGCTGCTGCTAAGGCAGAGATGGATAAACTATTGAAGGGTGCTGATGCCTTAGAAAGAAAGGCAATCAAAACAACAGATGCATATAAAGACCAAGTAACTATCCTTAGAGAAACTAATGAGCAAATTAAAGATAAATTAGGTAATGAAAAATCTGTCATAGATTCTATAATTCAACAAGAAGGTAAATTAAAAGGGTTAACAGGATTACAAGCTTCTTTAGTAGAGTTAGATAGAAAAAGACTTAAAGAACAAGATAAAATAGATGCTTCATATGGAGGTACACATGATGCAATAAATTCAATAGCTTCTTTAAATCAAGAACTATTATCAATGTCTGCAGAAGATGTTATTGGTAGAGAAAGAATCCAACAATCAATTCAAGACCAATTATATGATTTAATTGGAATGGAAGGGGTTACTGATGGAATTGTAGAAAATTTAGAGTCTCAGTTTGAAAAAGCTAAAAAGGTATCTTCATTATCAGAAAAACAACAAGGTTTACTAAATAAACAAATGGCTGTATATGAAGGAATGAAGGATACTATTGGAGGAATCCTTGAAACTGCATCATTACTTTCAAAAACAGTAGGTGGAGTATTGGGTGGAGCTTTAATAGGAGCTGGATATGCAGCAGAGGCTATTGGTAAGAATGTTAGAGAATTTGGTGGATTCTTGGGAATGGCCACAGTTCAAACAACTGCACTTGGTCTTGTATTTGATGATGCGGCGGCAGTATCAAAAACACTTGCAAATGAATTTGCGGGTGTAGAGGGAACTTCTTTTAGAACACAACTGAATACGAATCTAATGGCCGTTAACATGGGTATTAGTGGAGAATCAGCTGCAAAACTTACAGGTATTTTAGCAAGGTCTGCTAACTTAACCGCAAAACAGGCTCAAGATTTAGCACAACAGACAAAAGATTTTGCTAAACAACAAGGAGTTATACCATCACAGGCAATGGAAGATATTGCTCAGAATGCAGAATTATTTGCTTCATATGGTGCAAATGCAACAAAAGAATTAGCTAAATCAGCAGTTCAAGCGGCAAAACTTGGTGTATCGATGAGTACACTTGGTAAAGTAACAGATGGGTTACTTGATTTTGAATCATCAATTACAAAAGAATTAGAACTATCAGCTATATTAGGTAGAAATATAAATCTAACGAGAGCAAGAGGACTTGCTTTCCAAGGAAAAATTGGAGCATCAGTTAAGGAAACAATAAAACAACTTGGTGGACAAGTTGCATTTGAAAAAATGAATGTTATTGAGAAACGAGCTGCTGCCGAAGCATTAGGATTATCAGTAGAAGAACTTTCCAAAATGGCTAAAAACATGGATAAGTTAAATGATGATGGTACAATGCAATTATCAACATTTGAAACTTGGTCACAAAGTTTATCAGCATTTGCATCAGGACCACTTGGTAAATCATTAAAAGGATTAGGTGGATTTGCAATCGCTGCAGGACAAGCATCTCCTTTCTTAAAGGATATGGGTATAAACATGGGTGGTATGGTTAAAAACTCTGCAAAGGTACTTAAAAACCTAACAATGATGGCTGCTTCTGGTATTGGAAAAGTATTTGGAGGAGCTGGTGGTGCATTAGGTAGAATGGCAACTGGCTCAGCTAAATTTTTGAAAAATTCAACTGTTGGCCAAAAGGCAAGTGGTTTATTTGGTAGGTTAAAAGCTGGAGCAATGAAAGGTGTTGGAGATACTCCAAAAATAACCGATTCAGTTACACCAGATGTTGGTGATAAAACAGGTGGTGGTGTTAGTAAATTAACAGGAGCCATGAAAGGAATAAAAATGACCGATGTAGTTAAAGGTGCGGCAGCAATGGTTTTAATTGCAGGTTCACTCTTTATACTTGGAAAGGCATTACAAGAATTTTCTAATGTTGGATTAAAAGAAATAGGAATGGCAATAGGTGGTATGGTACTACTAACTGCGGCGATGTTTGGATTGGGGTTATTATTTAGTGGACCTCAAGCGGCAGTAATATTAACCGCCGCCGCTGGAATGTTCTTAATCGGTGCGGCCGTTGCGGCATTAGGATTTGGATTAAATCAATTAGCAAGTGGATTACAAACACTTACTGTAATTGGGCCACATCTAACTGGTCTAATATCGATGGTAGGTGGAATATTTATGTTATCTGCGGCATTTGCTGCATTAGCTGTTTCACTTGGATTATTGGGAGTTGCTGGTATTGCGGCGTTACCAACTCTATTAGGATTGGGAGTTGCTGGAGCAGGATTAGGAATGTTATTTAGTGCATTTGGTGGTGGAGGTGATAATAGTTCATCCGAAGTATCATCTGTTGAAAATGAATCACTAAGTATTATAAGTGAACAAATAACTGCTGGATTACAAGGAGTTGTAACAGCAATACAAGATAAGAGTTTTGATGTTTATATAGATGGAACTATTGTAACTGATTTAATAGGTAAAAAATCAGAAAGTAAAATGAGTAACTCTGCATACGGAGCTTCTAACACAGGATAATAATATATGCCAACATTAAAAGAAATATACGAAGGACAATCAAGTTGGATTTTTGGTACTAACTATACCTCTTTAAAATCTGATACAGAAACTCTTGTCGAACAAGAAACAAGTGGTATTAGAATCAAATCTGCAGTTGAAATAAACAATCCTTTAATATATGGTAATGAATCAACTCGTATTGCAATAAGAAGTACCCCTACACTTGATAAGATGAAAGATTCTACTGGTGGTGAAGGAGGAGATGGTGGATTAATCGGAAAAGGTATAGCAGCATTAACAGGAGGAAGTTTAAACTCACTAAGTGATGTAAGAGATAAATTTAACTCAAAATTAGGAATACCTACTTCGGCTATTCCAACTTTTGTAGATAATCATGGTGATTTACAAAAAGGTGCAGAACCTGATACCATGATTACACTTGGAAAAATACGAAAAGATGCAGCAGGAACTGAACTTGGTAAGTTTTTAAAAAATAGTGGTGGTGGTAATTTTCAAACAATTGGTAGAAATTTATTAGGACAAGGTATTTCTTTAGTTAAAGATAAAGCAAGAGATGTTCTTTTAGGTAAATCACAATCTATTGGAGAAAATATATTAGGTGGTGGAACTAGTGAAGATTCTGCTTTTCCATATAGTTCACAACAAT